CTTTAATGCTCAATTGCGTTATTGGCAGAACAATGTTCAGCGACCTATTTGCTTTAGCATTTATGGTCAATCTCAAATTTATGTCGGACCAGTACCAGACCAAGCCTATGTGATTGACTTGGATACGGTTATTTTGCCTACTACTATGGTTAATCTGGCTGATACAGATACCATCAATGACCCATACGATACTGTTGTGCAGTTCTATGCGGCTCATCTTGCCAAATACTACGAGCAGTCGTTTGGTGAAGCTGAAATCTATTTGCAGCAGTACAAGCAAAAAACTCAATCGGTATTGGTATCTGTGTTTACAAGAAGGATACCAACCCCGTACTCAACACCGTTCTAAGATATGGCAGCCGCAGAGCAAAAAAAATCCTACGAGGTTGTCAAACAGTTCAAGGGTGTAAACACCAAGGCGAACAGAACGGCTATTGGAGACGATGAGTTCTATTGGCTTGAGAACGCTATGCCTATTGGCTATGGCAATATCAAGATTACGCCCACCTACTCTAATGTTGGTAGCGTCACGTTCTCTAATACAGTCAGCTTTTACTGTTCAGCCAACATTGGTTTGGTTAATTACTTGGTTGCATTTCAGGCAAATGGCTCGGCTGAGTATGTGCGCTTGGACACCAATGTTAGAGGCACTATTGCTTCTTCTGGAACATTTAGCGCATCAGGGGTCAACATCTCCCAATGGAAAAATGACCGCATCCTGATTGGTGACCCTGCAAAGGGTTACTTTACTTGGGATGGCACAAACCTTATCTTTATTGGCGCTGTTGGACAGATTGGCATTGTTCAAGGTGGCTCTGCTTACACCTCTGCGCCAGCAGTCATCATCTCAGCCCCTAATTCGGCTAATGGCGTACAGGCTACGGCTGTAGCAACCATCACGGCTAATGCGGTGTCCTCTATCACGATTACAGAGGCGGGAACAGGCTATACAAGCTCTCCTACGGTCACTTTCAATGGTGGTGGTGGCTCTGGTGCTAATGCAGTATCAGGAATTACTACTTTTGCAACGGGAACAGTCTCAGTCTTAGTGACTGCTGGTGGCACGGGTTATACCAATGCGTCTAACCTGACTGTCACTATCGCTGGTGGCGGTGGTGCTAATGCTGCTGGTCAAGGCATTGTTTCTGGTGGCATCGTCACCCAAGTCGTGATGACCAATGTCGGTAGTGGATATACCAATGCTTCTAACATTACTGTAACCATTGCGGGTGGGGGTGGAACTAACGCCACAGCCAAAGCAATCATCAATACAGAGCCAGTAGTCGGCATACAGTCCTTCTCAGGGCGTGTTTGGATAGCCAACGGGCGCACGGTTACCTATTCTGCTGCGGGGTCGTATAGCGACTTTACAAGCGTTTCTGCGGGTACGGTTACTCTGACTGATGCAACCTTGCATGGCAACATTACTCAGCTACTCTCAGCCAATAACTTTCTCTACATTTTTGGCGATGATTCCATCAACGTCTTCTCAGACGTGCGGGTGACCAATGCTGGCACAACGCTGTTTACCAACACAAACGTGAGTGCGTCTGTTGGTTCTAAGTTGCAATATGCAATTTATCCTTATTTCAGGTCTGTTTTGTTTATGAACAACTACGGCATTTACGCCTTAGTAGGTTCTACAACGACCAAAATCTCAGACTCTCTTGATGGGGTTTTCCCTAACATTGATTTTGACTTTCCCGTCTATGCGGGTCAGGTGTTGTTGAATAACATTCTGTGCGCTGCCTTCAACTTCAAATACACGGGTGGACTTGGCACTTCTAGCTCTAGTCGATATATCCAAGCCATATTTTTTGAGAAAAAGTGGTTTTTCACTAGCGCAACTAGTGACTTGGCTTACATCACTTCTGCTCCTCTAGGTGGCAAGATTAACCTCTACGGCTCAAACGGCAACTCCTGTGTGCGTCTGTATTCAGATTCGTCTTCCAACATAGCAAGCTATGTGCAGACTTCCTTGAACCCGATGAAAGACCCGATACGCACCAAGCAAGCCTTGAAGGTTGGCATTGAAGCTACCTTAACCAATGCTGCTCAGTTGACGGTCACAGTTGACTCTGAAACGGGTTCTAGCACTCCTGTTTTGCTTGGAGAATTAGTCACTTGGATTAATAATCTGAGTAATGTGATTTCTTGGGTGAACAACAGTTCTGTGGTAATCACTTGGTATGGTGGTGGCGGGTATACCCTATACAAGACTGACGCAAAACAATGGGGTAAGTATTTGGGCATGACCGTTACATCAACGGGTGCAAATTTTGTAATCAATGGGTTCGAATACGAACACGAATTAAGAGTGAGGTTCTAACATGGCAGTTCCATATACCTTTGGTAGCGCAACATCGAGTATTCCTCTGTCTCAACTAGACAGTAACTTTGCTACAACCATAACGCTTGGCAACACAGCTATTCAGTTAGGCAATACCGTTACTACGCTAAACAACATGACGTTGGCTAATGTGACCATATCTAGTGGCACAAGTAATCTTGCAACAACCGCAATTACTAACGGCACATCCAATGTAACTATTGCTTCCTCTGGCGGCAATATTGCAATGGCAACAAATGGCACTACTGCGATAACTATTGATACTTCACAGCGTGTTGGTATAGGTACTACTACCACATCAAACGCAACACTTACAGTTACTAACGCAAACCTTACAAGCCCACTTTATATTGGTAGCCAAAGTGATTCGTCAACATGGGGTGGATTTTTTGTAAATGGAGATACAAGTTCTACTGCTGGTAATGGAATATATGGGAAGTCTGGCGCAAGTTTTTATTACAACGTTGCAACTGGTTTAAACCACCTTTGGACTATAAATGGTGGTGAAGTAATACGCATAAATGGTAACGGTGCTTTGTTAATCGGAACTACAACAACAACTTATAATGAAAGGTTTGCAGCTAGTACTAATAGCGCTACCGCAGATAGTAATATTGCATATTTTGTTCATAAAGGCACAAATAGCCCAAGAGGTTATCGTGTAGAGTTTTCAAATGCCGCACCTAACAATACAACTCAAACATTTACTATTTTTGGCGATAACGTAGCAAATAGATTTGTTGTTTACTCAAACGGAAATGTAGTTAACACCAACAACAGTTATGGCGCACTTTCGGATGTAAAGCTGAAAGAAAATATTACAGATGCAACCCCAAAGCTAAACGGGCTGATGCAAGTTCGCGTTGTTAACTACAACCTAATTGGCGAGCAAACAAAACAGCTTGGCGTAGTAGCTCAAGAACTTGAGCAGATATTTCCGGGAATGGTCGATGAATCTCCAGATACTGAGCGTGTCACGACTACGGATGAAAACGGAAACGAGATAACAAACGAAGTGCCAACTGGCTCTACAACCAAATCTGTCAAATACAGCGTGTTTGTGCCAATGCTTATTAAAGCAATGCAAGAACAGCAAGCACTAATTACACAGTTGAAAGCAGATGTAGCCGCCTTACAAGCCAAGGTAGGTGCGTAATGAGTACCAATGCTTTTACCAAACTTGGTAACACCGTAGCGTTTCTTGCTAATACGGCTGCGCCTACTGCTGTCCAATGCGTATCTACTACGCTTGGTGGTAACCAATACCGCATCATTAACTCTGGCTCTGTTGTCGTATTCCTCGGTTACGGCACAAGCGCAAGTGATGCTGCCAATAACTGTGCGGTTGTATCGACTACAGGACCATCTTTTCCGCTACTTGCTGGAACAGATGAGATTCTTACCTTTGTGCCAAACGCTTACTTTACGGGTGTAACGGCTAGTGGCAACGCCACTATCTATATCACGCCCGGAGATGGGATGTAATCATGTTAAAGACAGTAGCAATTAGTAGCGGTGGAACAAACGGCACAGTAACCAACATTGCAACGGGTACTGGGCTTACTGGTGGTCCTATTACGACCACAGGAACTATCTCGCTTGCTAATACTGCTGTTACTGCTGGCTCTTATGGAACTGCCGCTTTTGTCCCACAGATTACTATTGATGCACAAGGGCGCATAACTGCGGCAGCAAACGTAGCTAACCCGCAAGGTACTGTTACAAGCATCACGGCTGGCACAGGCTTGTCTGGTGGCACGATTACCTCTTCTGGCACGGTTGCTATCGCTAACACGGCTGTAACTGCGGGAACGTATGGTAATGCCTCTACTGTCTCTCAAGTCACGGTCAATGCTCAAGGTCAGATTACAAGCGCTTCCAACGTAGCTATTGCTATTGCTAATTCTGCTGTGTCTGGTCTTGGCACGATGGCTATTCAAAACGCCAATGCTGTGGCTATTACGGGTGGAAACGTGGTGGCTAATGTTACTGTGACCAACACAACTGCTGCAAGCGCAACTTTTGGAACGGCTAGTTTGCCGTTGACTCCAGCCGGATACATTCAGATTCAATTAGCTAACGCTACTGTTGTCAAAGTCCCTTACTACGCAGCATAAGATGAACTTTCAAGACATATTCAATCTTGTTGGCGGTGCGCTACTACTCGGTGTGGGTTGGTGGTGTCGTGAAATATGGGATTCTGTTAAGAGACTCAAAGATGGATTGCAATCTATTGAGGTTGACTTGGCTAAGAACTATGCAACCAAACAAGACATAAATACTCGCCTAGACAAGATTGATTCTGTGCTAGAGCGCATCTTTGACCGCCTTGATGGAAAGGCAGACAAATGAACTTTGACACGCTCTCTGCTGTTGAATATGGAAACAATGACTCATTGCAAGAGTTTTTGTTTGAGAACGGCTTGCAGCACAAACTGTTCCAAGAAGTATTTATGGACGGTGGAGTGAGTGTTCCTGTCTATCCTTTGATTGACGCTGAAACCTCTAATCTAGATGACTGGCTACTTGCTCACCAAGTTGAGCATCAAGCATTTTCTTCATTGTTGGGTTTGAATAATCCATTCAATATGTTGGATGTTGACTTCAACAACGAAAATGATTTTTACGATTGGCTTGCTAGTCACTTGTATATCCATCA